CGCGCAGGGGGCTGGCCCCTCCCTGCATCCCCCGCCTGACCAGCGGGACAGCCGCCGGGTTGCCGCGAGTCCTCCCGGGCGGCAGGGGCCCTTTTGCGGGGGTAGTTCAACGGTAGAACCCCAGCCTTCCAAGCTGGCCATCTGGGTTCGATTCCCAGTCCCCGCACCACTTCTGCACTCGCGTGCACTCCCCTGATGTAGCGTTCCCGAGTTGGTGGGCCCACAATGCTCCGATGGAATAGGAGGTGGGCCTTATGACTGCGCTCGTTGTCGAAGATGGAACCCCGGTAGCTGGCTCCAACACGTACGTGGACGTGGGGGACGTGGACACCTATCTGTCGGACTACGGAAAGCCTTCTGCTAAGTGGTCCGCCGCGTCGGCCTTGGAGAAAGGGGCAGCCGTGCTTCGTGCTGCGCAGATCATGCGGGCTCGGTATGGGGGACAATGGCTCGGAGAGCGGACCGAGAGAAGCCAGCCCATGCAGTGGCCCCGGAAGGACCTGATCGACTTCGACGGGTACGAGTACGACAACCACACCATCCCCCCGGAAGTGCAGCACTGCCAGATCGAGATTGCGATCCTCGTCATCGCAGGGGAAAGTGTGGTCAACGACAAGGTGCAAAAGGCGTCCCACGTGCAGTCCGAGAAGGTGGGCCCCATCTCCACGACGTTCTTCCCGAACGCGCCCAGCATCGACCTATTCCCGTGGATCGACCAGCTCGTGGGTGAGTTTGCCATCGCGGGCAGCAACAAGATGGGGATGTCCATCGGCCTGACGGCAAGGGAGCGGGATCAGGCCAACGACGAGTTCGACCCCTTCAGTTACGGGGAATATTTCCACCTCAGTAAGGGGTACTGAGGATGCCGGACTACACTGCACTCAGAGACACAACGGCCACACCTGCCATCCGGGACAATGGGATTCCTGCGATCCTGTATTACGGGTCGGGTGGGTTCATGGATCACGCGTCAGGGAAGTACGACACCCCCCCAACCCCGAACAATGCGGACACCCACGTGCTCCGTCTGGGGGTAAAGGAGCGTCGGATCGACGGGGTGGTGCATCGCAGGCTGCAAGTGCTTCTGGCTGCTTCCGGATTGGCCGTGGAGCCCACCCCGGACATGACTCTGGAATTCGGCGGCGTGGAATACCCCATCGACAAGGTGGAACCCCTTGCCCCTGGGGCGGTGGACGTGATGTACACACTGGACTTGCGGCTGTGAAAAAGGCGCAGACTCTGAGCCCGGAGAAGTTCCACCAGCAGTTCCAGAAGTTCGCCAATAAGGAAGCGGGCCTCCTCTCTCGGGCGGTGCTCAAGGGTGTGGTGGTTGAGGTCCATTCCGGGATCGTGCTCAGGAACCCGGTACTGTCCGGTCTCAGTCGGAACAACTGGGTCATGACTCTGGAGACCCCCCATGTCGGGTCAGTGGACGAGGTTGCCGGGGTCAGTTTGACGGGCGCCCCGCTCACCCGCAGGGAGAAGTCCCGCCAGAAGGACCTGATTAGAGCCATTGACGGGGCGCAGGACCTGCCGAGCAAGGTGTGGATCACGAACAACCTGCACTACATCAGTCGCCTCGAAGCGGGGTGGTCTTCGAAGGCTCCTGCCGGGATGGTGGGGCTGGCGATCTCCTCCGTGAGTATGGGTGGCGTGAAGCTACAGGTGCGCGCCGTTGTTCGGTGAGCTTGGTGGGTGTAGAACACTCGGAGTATTGCTGTGAACGCTGAAGAGTTTCGGGGGGCGGTGGGAACGGTGTTCATCACCGGCTGGGGGGACGAAACCCCGGTGTTTTCCCCCAACAGTGAAAAGGGAAGCATCCCGGCGAGTGACCCCTACGTGGAGTTCGCGTTCGACTTCGGGGATTCGGAGCTGAACGAACTGACCGGCCCCGTCAAGCACGAGAAGACCCCTGGCATGGTGCTGATCAAGGTGTTCGTGCCGACCGGGAAAGGGGATGCGGCAGCACTGACGCTGGCGGACAAGGCGGCAACGATCTTCCGCAGGAAGAATGTAAGCCTGAACACAGGATTGGTCCGGTTCAGGTCGCCAACAGTGAGGCCCATCGGGCTGTTCGAGGGGCATTATCAGGTGAACGTGCTCTGCCCGTTCGACCTCTACGCAGTCCACTGATCCGACGCGGAGACGATCATGAGCACGAACTTCAACGCAGGCATCGACACTTCCGATACCAGTGTGTCCTATGGGGAAGAGCCCACCTGGGGGGAAGCCCCCAATGTTGCGTTCAAGGCCCTCCGAATCCTCAGCGAGTCCCTGAGTGAGACGCGCAGCCGCACCCGCCCTGCGGAGATTCGCAGCACCGGGGACGCGGCCCATGGGATCACCACCGAAGTCGCCTCCGCAGGGGACCTCAGTGTCGCGTTCAGCTACGGCACCTTCGATGACCTGATGGAGGGCCTGCTGAACGGCACGTGGGAGACCCCGCTGGCCATCGACAGTGCTGCGGGGGACATCTCCTCGGACAACGCAGGCAGCCAGTTCACCTCCACTGCCACGGACAAGTTCGTGGACGTGGCCGTGGGCCAGTGGATCAAGGTGTTTGGGTTCTCCGACGCGGGGAACAACGGGTATTTCCGGGTCACCGCCAAGCCGGATGGAGAGACGCTGGAAGTGAGCCCCGCCCCGGCCTCTGCCGAGACGCCTGCCGGGGCGGATGCCGCCATCCGAGGAACCATCCTGAGGAATGGTGTGGACATCCACACCTACTTCCTCCAGAAGCAGCTCGCCACGGCCCTGTTCCTGACCTACCCGGGGACCTACCTGTCCGGGGGGCAGCTCTCGGCGGAACTCGGGGGCTTCTTCGAGGGCTCGTTCTCCACACTCGCCAAGAAGGAGGCGAAGGCCACCAGCAATTCGTCCACGGGCGCGGTCACCGTCGCTCCGACCGGGCAGGTGATTTCCACGGTGGAGGGCATCAGCAACCTCGTCATCAACGGGGCCGTGTTCCCAGGCGTGGTGCAGTCGGTCAGCGTGGACGTGACGAAGGAGGGGGCCCGCCAGCAGTTCGGTCTCGGTTCCGCAGAGGCGAGGGGCATGGGCCGGGGCACCTTCACCGTGAGCGGGGGCCTGTCCGTCTACTTCAAGGACTTCACCGAGTACGATCTGGCCAAGGACGAGACGGATGTGCTCGTCAGTTTCCGGGCCATCGACGCAGACGGGGCCGGGTATGTTCTGACCCTCCCCTCCTGCGTGCTGCTGAACCCGCAGGTCACCAGCGGGGGTCCGGATTCCGACCTCATGGCGGAGTTCGAGCTGGAAGTGAACCCGGCCACGGACGAGGCCTATTCCGGCGTGACGATGCAGATCGACAAGCTGCCCGCCGCCGCGTGAACATGATCACCCACACGGGGCCTGACTCTGGGTAACTACCGAACCTAGATCAGGTCCCCTCAAGATGAGACGGAGCGTCAAGATGACGAACAGCCTGTACCAGCGTTATGCCACCGATCCCGGTGCCGAGAAGGAAGGGCAACTCCTTCGTCTTGGTGACGTGCGCATGCTCGTCGCTCGGGCAGGGGGCTCCAACGAAGCCTTCAAGCGGGTCTTTTCCCAGAAGACCAAGCCCTACCGGTACGAACTCCAGAAGGGAACGATGGACGATGATGTCAGTACGGACATCATGATCGAGACCTATGCGGAGACCATCGTCCGGGGCTGGGAGCAGAAGATCGACGGGGAGTGGCAGCCCTACATTCTCGGTTCCGACGACGAGAAGCTGGAGTTCACGAAAGAGAACTTCTGCAAGGTGATGAAGGACCTTCCCGAGCTGTTCAAGGAAGTAGTCCAGTTCGCCAACGCCACCGAGGCGTTCCTCGCGCAGGAGGAAGAGGACGACATGGGAAACTCACTGACGTCCTCCAGTGGGACCTCCAGTGGGGGGGAAAGCTCGAATTCCTGAAGGCATTGAAGGAGGCGGGGGAAGACCCGCCCGCGCTCAGGAACAAGCCGACTCTGTGGCCGTGGAACCGTCTGTACTATGAGGCGTTCCTGACCCTCAGCCCGAGTCGGCAGCAGCCACAAGGGGGAGTAGGCGCGATCCCGTTGTCGGAGTACAAGGCGTACTTCGATCTGCTCGGGATCGGGTCAACAGAGGAACGATCCACGTGGATCAAGATGGTCCGCGCCTTGGACCGAACCTACGTGGACGTAATGAGGGACCGCATTGAGACACAGCGGGCCGCTCAGAAGCGTCAGACGAGTTCAGCTCCGAAAGCACGTCGGAGCGGTCGGAGGCGAAGGTGACTCAGGAATACTCTGTACGCGCCGGGATTGATTCCTCTCTCGCCAAGAAAGGGGCCCGTGAATTTGTCCAGTCGTCCGAGAAGGTAGCTCGGGGCGCGAGAAAAATGGGCAGTTCCACACGCAAGGCTACCAAGCGGGTGTCGGCCCTTGGGGGGACGCTACGGGGACTCAGGGGCCTTCTCCCTATTGCTGGCTTCGCTGCACTCGGCGCAGCCATGCTCAGTGCCACACGTCAGGCACTCGCCTTCAACGGGGCCATGGCGGAAGTGTCCACCCTGCTCGGGCCAGAGCAGCAGGAGGACATGGGGGCCCTGACCTACGAGGTACTCCGACTTTCCTCCCAGTTCGCGCAGGCTCCAACGGAGCAGGCCAAGGCTCTGTACGGGGTCATTTCGGCAGGGGCGAGCACGGCTGCGGAAGCAGCTCAGACCCTGACGGCAGCAAACAAGCTCGCCGTGGGGGGCGTCACGGATGTGGCCACCGCTTCCGATGGTCTGACCTCGATCCTCAACGCCTACCGAATGGAAGCCAGTCAGGCGGGGGACGTGTCCGACGCCCTCTTCGTCGCCATGCGTGCAGGCAAGACCACAGTGGGGGAACTCGCCCGGTCCATTGGTCAGGTTGCGCCCATCACGGCGAAGCTGGGCATTGAGTTGGATGAGACGCTCGGGGCGATCAGCGCCATCACGAAGCAGGGCATCTCCACCAGCGAGTCGGTGGCGGGTCTCAGGCAAGTGTTGGTCAGTATCCTCAGGCCCACGGGGGAGGCGGTTACGCTCGCGGAACAGCTCGGGATCGAGTTCAACGCCACTGCGCTCCAGAGCCAGGGCCTCGGGGGGTTCCTCAAGACCCTGACGGAGAGGACCGGCGGCAGCACGGAGGCGATGAGTACCCTCTTCAGTTCTTCCGAAGCGGTGAAGACGGTCCTGGCGCTGACCACTGCGGATGGGGCGGATCTCACAGATGTCATGGAGGACATGGCGGACAAGACCGGGCAGACGGACATCGCCTTGAAGAAGGTGCAGGAGTCATCCTCGTTCGTGGCCAAGCAGTTTAGGACTAACGTCAATGTGGCCATGACCCGGTTTGGGAACCTCCTGCTCGAATACGCAACCCCGGCCATGGAGGCGTTCAACGAGGTGTTCCAAGACCTGATGGACTTCTTGGATTTCCTCCCGTCCGGGGCGGCTGTGGCAGCGGAGGGCCTGACGGTTGCGTTCCTCCGGTCCAAGGAATTTGTGGTCGGGGCCATGTTGTCCATCTCCCTGAGCATCCGTGAGGCCCTTGAGAGCGCCATCGGCTGGTGGGACGACATCCCTCAGGCGGCAAGGACCGTGATCAGGGCGATCTCCCCTATGACTGGGGGCCTAGCAACCATGGCGGATGCCATGCTCGGCTCGATGGGGTCCGCTGAGACCCTTAAGCAGGCCATGGTCGACCTCCGGACTGAAACGCAGGAGGACGTCAAGACGGTCCAGGACTACACGGCCGCCGTGCAGGAGGAGGTGCGCACCCGCGCCAACCGGAAGAAGGCCATCCAGGAGGTGAACGCCCAGATTGACGCGGCCATCGCCACCCTGGGAGACATGAACGACGAAAGCACCACCGCCGTCAGCATGACCAAGGAGCAGTCCCGGGCGTGGAAGGCCCTCAAGTCCGATGTTCTTCCCATGGTCAGTTTGCAGGAGGACTACAACAAGGCACTGGAGCTTCTCGGGACCGCGTATGCCACGGGTGTAATCCCGTCCACCGAGGAGTATGCCAAGGCGGTTCGGAATCTGACCAGCGATTTCATGGAGGCGAGGGAGGCACTCAAGGAGGGGAAGGACGAGAACGAAGAAACAGCCTCCGCGTTCGAAAGGGCGTGGACCCGGGCGGCAGAGCGAATTGACGATCAGTTCGTGGGCCTCTGGAAGACCATGTTCGAAGGTGTAGACGAGTTCATGGATGGCCTCGTGGACACCTTCAAGCAGATGCTGGCGGAAATGGCTCACGCGGCGATCACGCGACCGATTGCGATTCAGATCGGCACGGCCCTGGGTCTCACCGGGGGCGGGGGCCTCAGCTCTCTCGGGCAAGGAGGGGGACTCCTACAGAGCGCCTCGGACGCGTTTGCATCCGGCTCCGCAGATGGTGGGGGCCTCATGGGGGGCATCGGGGGAATTCTCTCCGGTGGGTGCAGTG